TTCCTGCTCCGACTGTTGGGCGATATGTACCCGCTCCTTGTCCCAATCGGCTTGCACGTTCTTGGCTCCGTAGTGAAAGCCAGTGCCAAGAGACACCAGAATAGTAAGCAGCCATGCTATGCCGGCATAGAGTAGGGTCATGCCTACCAAGCCGCGATCGCGCCAGCGATCAGACCCACCAGCAGCGCCGCAATGACCGCCGTCGCCTTCTGGTGCAACTCACACCACGCCAGCGCAACCGCGAAATACTCTCTTGCCTTGTCCATGTTCATCTCCTAGTTACGGTCTATTCCGTGTCGCGGCCATGTACGCGGCAAGGGCGCCAAGGGCGGTCGCAAAACCCCCGGCAATGGCACCGATCGCGAACCCCACCGGCTGCGGGTCGTAGTTGCATGTCACCACTGGAAGATCCTTTACGGCCTGAGGCACACAGCGCAAGTAAGAAATCAGCGACACGACGCATATAAACGGCACCGCCGACAGAGTGCTTATCGCTACCAGAAACAAACTGACGTAGGCAACGTCGTAGCGGCCCTCCTCGTCCGTCAGTGTCGATCGCAGCCATTTCACGGCCTGCCACCGTAGTCCGCGTCGAAGAACATTCTTTGCTCGGCCAGCCGCCGCTTCTTTAACCCGGCAACCTCTCGCCCTCCGGCCTTGCACCAACGAGGAAACTCCGCTCCTGCTCCGACGCGATCACCCTCCGCGAGCTTGGCGAACATCGTGGATTGCGACATGGCCCCGATACCGCAGTTGAAGGTGATCGACACCAGCGCGTCGAATTCATGCTGTTGCAGGTCTACGTTTGTCAAAGCAATGCCGATCTGTCGCGCCCTGCGATCAAGGTCGTCACGCAACAAGGCTACGGCTTCCTGTTCGGTAATCTCGGTCATATGTTCGTGACCGGCGAGGACATGGCCGTAACCAATATCCCTGACGCCAGGAACCAACGGATCACCAGAGGCGCGGAGTTTCAATCCTTCCCAAGCGCGGACAAAGTCAAGCAGGCTGTCGGAGTAGGTCATTGCGGCACCAGCCCCACTTTCCAGCCGACGAAAATCACCGCCGCGCTCGCCAAGACCCATATCCCACGCACCACCCACGTATGGACTTGTCTGGCCTGCGGCATCTCGGATTCAATCACCGACACTCTCTGCTCCAGCCGCTCCAGAACCGTGAACGCCCGCTCCATCGCGCTGGACAATTGCGTCTGCCTTTCCTCGACCAGAGCTAGTTTGGTAATCGCTTCGGCCAGTTCCTTCAGCACACTCCGCATCTCGGAGAAATCGGCGTGTAACGAGTCAACCTTGTGCGCGAGGACCGCAATGTGCGTATCCGCCGCCCTACGATCCACACCGTCCCATTGTTGGCTATCCAAGATGCGGCTCCCTCAGAACGTCATCTTCTCGATGTCTTTGGTCCACGCGGGTCCGTCCCCGATCTTGAACGAGAAGACGGCAGCACGATCAGACAAAAACGTGAGCGTGATTACCCCAGCGGGGGCCGAGGTCGGCTTGGTGTAGTAGGGCAGCGGTGAGCCGCCCGCAGTCTCGTACAGGGTCGCGGAACAGACTGCGCTGGTAAGCGGACAGGAAGCGACGTACCAGACCGGCAGTCCATCCGCATCGTAGGTATAGAGTTGGATGAACGCCGTGTCGCGCTGCTGCTGGATCGCCATCCCCCAACCCGGCTCAGTCGGTTGCCACCAATGCCCTGCGACATCCAGAGCCAGCGCGGGGAAGGACAGGAACGCGAGGCAGAGAGTGATGAGCTTCTTCATTCGGCTTCCTCCTTCGGTTTCGCTTGTGCTTGGAGCTTGGCAATCAAGGCCGCGACTTGTGCATACGGACATTGCGCGAGCGCGTTCAGGATGAGATGCGCTTCTTGCTCGGTCAGGGTGAAAACAAACTGGCTCATTGCGGTTGCTTCGGTGTCGGGGTTGGTGCGGGTTCAGGTGTGGGTTCCGGTGTCGGTTCGGGTGTCGGCGCAACAGCCGCCGCGTCACGCTTCTTGGCTGCGGTCAGGTAAGCACTGAACAGAAGGCCGTACAGATCGGACTGCGTTGCGGTTGCGCCGGTCTTTTCCAGCGTCACCGGGTCGTAGATGTCGATGACACCGACCGGATCGAACGTGATGTTGACGCTGCCATGCCCCAGCGTGAGCAGCTTCGAGTCAATGAGCGCAACATTCGCTTCCGCAAAACACACCTGCGGAGTGGCTTGATACGGGTTATCAACAATGATCTGGTAGCAGCGCGTCCACGTTGCGCCACTGATCGTGCCTTCGTTGTAATCGGCCATGATGTGTCCTATGCGTTAGCGATGGTGGTGACGGTTCCCGACGAACCGCGATATTTGAGTGCGCCGCTTTCGACGTAGAGTTGACCCATTCCCGCAGGAGATGAGGTCGGGGCAGTACCGTTGGCGATGCCGATAACTTTTGCGGCGCTGGTGCCAAATGAGGTTGCACCAATCCCGACGTTGCCGCTGGAGTCGATGGTCATCCTAGCCGTCAACGCACCGGCTGTTCCGTTTTCCTTAGTCGAAAAGATAAGGTTTGATGCATTATAGCCGTTGTCTGATGTTTGTATCCTCGCCTGAATTGGTTGCGTGAATCCGTTACGCGTAAAGTCCAGTGCGCAACTTTGACCAGCATTAAATGCCGTGCTTTCGATTGCCAATATAGGCGAAACGGTAGCTGTGCCTCCACTAACAACAAACTTTCCATAAGTGCTAGGACTACTCGTCCCAACCCCCACGTTGCCGCTGGAGTCGATGCGCATGCGTTCGGTGTCAGACGTACCAAAGCGGAGCGGATGGGCAGTCGTGGTGAACATACCGCGACCGTTGATGTCGAGAAAATCAAGGCTCGTTACGCTGCTATCGCTAGTGCGCATCCGGAGGAAGCCACCTTGCGTGGTAGACGTACCGGCAAGCTCAATCCCACGATAACCGGAAGTTCCTACTGCGGTGCAGTTGACGCCGAGGTTACCCGTTGCATCCAGCGTCATCGCTTGGGTCCAGCTAATAGCGTTTCCTGCTGTGCCGGAGGGGGCGGTGTACCAAACGTGTACGCCATAGGCGTTTTCTTGTTGTGAATACTTTGCGGCCCCGCCAGCCGTATTTAAATATTTCCAACCTGAGTTGTAATACGCATTTGATGCAATCTCTAAATCAGTGTTTACACCAGAAAAAGATGTTGACCCGATCTGTATAGCTTTATACGTTGTCCAAGCACTCGGCGTAACACTAAGGCCGAGGTTACTCCCATCAAACGTCAGCGCACTTCCCGTGGTCAGCACCTTGCTGGCGTTGAGGTAAGCCACACCGTTTGCGGTGCCATCCGATATCGTGCTCGTTAGGTAGCTTGTCGTGTCCAGTGACCACGTATCCGCTGCGGTCTTTTTCAACAACCCACTTGTGCCAGCCAGTGCGGCAATTGCGGTCAGGTCGGCGTCAAGCGGTTGGTAAACGCCGCTGTGGTTATGCCCCGCCGTGGCGTAGTCAGTAGCAGCCGTGGTTGCTGCGGTGCCCAGCCCGAGATTGGTACGGGCGGTAGCGGCACTATTAAGGTCAGAGAGATTCGACGCGATCTTGAGTTGAGCGTCATTAGTGACGTTGCCCAACCCAACCTGCGCCGCCGTGACGCTGTGCGGATTGCTGGTGCTGCTGATGTGCGACTGGATGTTCGCGTTCGCCGGTTCGTACGTTCCGGTGTGATTGTGGCTGGTCAGCGAGTAAGTATTGGTGTCCAGCGACCACGTATTCGCCGCCGTCTTGGTCAGAATCCCTGACGCGCCCGTGAGCGCGCCGATGGCCTGTAGATCGCCGTCATAACCCTGCACCGTCGAGCCAATGGCAGCCGACTTCAGAATCGTGGCGTCGGCGGGTTCGTAGGTGCCGCTATGGTTGTGCGAGGCGAGCGAGTACGTTTCGTCCTTGAAACTCCACGCGCTGCCGGTCCACGTTGCGTAACCAGTCGCCTTGGTGATCGACGGCTCTTTGCTGCCAACGTCATTGTTCAGGTTCGAGAAATTGGCATCGACCTCGGCATTGGTGAGCGCCGATCCCTTACTGTTGTGGAGAGTGATGGATGCCATTTCTCGTTTTCCTTATCAGGCCGGGACGCCGATCGTCACTGTCCACGTCACGGACAAGGTATCGGCTGCGCCCTTGTTCACGACATCGAACTTGGTACGGCAGAGCATCGTTCCCGTTTCCGAGCCGTTGAACAGACCCGCTTCCGTGACCGCGCCTGTACCCGTACCGGCCCCGAACGTAGCGACATACGCCACCGCGTTATCCGTGACCGTGGTCGAGGTCAGAGCGACCCGGCCCAACTCATTCACCAGAGCGGTCTGCGCCGCGCCGGGAGCCGTCGTTCCCGAACCCACCGCCATGTGGCTCATCGCCGTAGCGGTCGCGTCCTTCATCCGTGCAGCGATGAATCCCAGCCCCGTCGTCACGACAAGGTTCTGCACTTCCTGTTGCTGCTTCAGTTGCCCATCCGGTCCCGTCAGGACAATCTTCAACGTGCCGGTTGCGCTGACCCGATCAAGAATATTGCTCATGTGTTGCTCCTAGAAAGTAATGCGGTAGCCGACGTAATCCTCTGCGAAGTAGCTCAGATCGCAGTACCCCTGACATACAACCAGCCCCGAGTCGGCAGCGGAGGCTGAGTCGGAAATGCTTTTCCCTGTGGCTTTGCTCGCCGTGTCGGTCGCTATTCCGGATTCGGACAGGGCTTTCCCTATCGCGTGGCTAAGGGCTTCCGTGGCGTAAGCGGCATCAGAGGGCGCTTTAGCGAGAAGGAGTGCAACTTGTTCACTCGCGGTCGCCGCATCGGAGAGGGCTTTGCCGAGAACCGCCGCCACCAGATCAGTCACCACACCGGAGTCGGAGAGTTCTTCGGGGATGTAGCTTCCCGTCACCAGCGAATCAACCGCTGTCACCGAGTCCGACAAGGCTTTGCTGAATGCCTTTGCGGCTTGATCAGAGGCCGTAGGAGCGTCTGCAAAATCGCGGCTGTACTCCGCAACCAGAGCAACCGAATCCGCGCTGGAAACGCCTTCTACGAGGCTCTTGGCAAAGACAAAGATGGTGTCGTCACCAACCGTCGCTTCTCCGTACAGGTCGTCGGTAACCGTGACGCTTTCAGCCAGAGCCTTCATTACCTCGAAGGTCGCCGCGTCCACTGCCGTTATCGGGTCGGTAGCGGACTTGCCAATAGCCTTGGCTGCATCGTCTGTCGCGGTCGCAGCATCCGCGTAGTGCAGGCCAAGCTGGAGCGCAATCGCCTCCAGTGCCGTCACCGTGTCCTGATTGCTCTTTCCCGCTGCGAGCGTGTACTGGTCGGAGGCTTCCGCCGTATCGGTCGTCGCTTTGCCTGCCGCTAGGCTGACTTGCTCCACAGCGGTAATCGCTTCGTCCGCAAGCCGGGACAGACTCCACGCCGCCGTATCGGACAGTACGGCAGCGTCTTGGGCTTGGGTCGCTAGAGCGAGAGCCAGTGCGTCTGAACTCTGGGCGACATCCGCCAGAGCTTTCCCGATGGCGAGGACTTGCTTATCGCTGGCCGTTACCTGATCCGCGACAACCTTCCCGAACCCGACCAGTATCGAGTCGATGGCGGAAACGAGATCAGCGGTCGCCTTGCCCAACCGCAGCGATGCCTGATCGCTAGCCTTTGCTGTATCCGCCTTGTGCGTTCCCAGCGTCTTGGTCAGGTGATCCGAGGCGCGACTGACATCCGCCAACGCCTTCCACACTGATAGGACGTGAGCATCCGAAGCGGAAGCGAGATCGGCAAGGTGGACCAGCCGCACGAACAGCCCGACGATCCCCGACGCCTTGAGGGCGACATAGCTCGGCGTAGCCTTCAGCCGTTCCGCTAAGACCGTCGCTCGCAGCTTCAGCAGGGAGGCCGTCAGGCGCATCAGAAGTCGGCCCTGACTTGGAACTTGAGGAGGTCGTACACGGTCTGCGTTCCCCCGTTATTGGGGAACGTGACTTCCACTTCACCCTCATACGCCCCACTGGCGTCGGTCAAAGTGTCCGCGTTCAAGGAGAACACCACTTCACCACCAGCGCCGTTGGTCACGGTTCCAGTCAGCGTGTCGAGTAGCGTTGCCGACCCCGCAGCCCGCATCTTCAGCAGGCAAGTTGCGCCGGTAATATCGACCACTTCGCCGGTGTTCTGGTCAGTGATCGTCACCTTGATCTGTGGGAGGGTGTCACCCTGAACCAGCTTGATTTTGTCGGCCATGATCAGACCTTGTTAAAGCGAATCCGCATCGCCGCCCGGTTTTGGCCAGCGTTGACCAGGGAACGGACGTTGGCGATGGCCGAGGCAAACATCCTGCCGTACAGCAGTGCCGCTTCCGGGTTGGAGAACGGCTGCCCGGGAATGCCCAACATCTTGCTTGCTGCGCCCTGTGCAATCGGCTCGACGTAGCGCTCGAACACCTGCTCATCGACCGTGGTGGAACTACGCGACGGGGTAACGGCGATGATTCCGGTCAAGGCGTTAGCCTCACTTTTGTCGGGGGTCAGCACCAACTTCACTTCCGTGGGGTTCAACTGCACCCAGGACTTCGGAACCCCACTCAGGTCTTGCCAGTCCCGCCCATACATCGACGCCAACTCACTAACCGAGCGCCGCACCAGGGGTAACGCTTGGTGGTACAGCGACACCACTTGGGTCAGCACCGTCCCCATTGGCACGTCGATCTCGTAGTCGGCGACTCCCGCTGCGGTGGAGATCGGGTCCATCGTCTGCTCGAGGAACAGCGATCCTCGGCAAAAATCGATACAGGCGTTACGGATGGCAATGACGGCCGTTGGCTCGGGCACATGGGGCACCAACGGCAGGACGTACGGCAGGAACGCTTCGTACGCGACGTTCATCGCTATCTGTTACTGCCGGGGAGGTTGGGATTGAAACCGCCAGCGCCCATTGTCTGGTTCGGGTTGCTAACCCCTTCCGCTGTAGCCTTGCCGCCGAGTTGCGCCTGGAAGGCGTCGTAGTACGCCTTGGCCAAGGCCGGATTTTGCGCATACTCGGCATCCTTCGAGTACGCCCGGTACATCACGTAGTTCAGCAGGGCGGCAGCGTAGATGTCGTCCAGCGTGATGTTCCCGCCAATGGAGGCATCGGTCGGAGCGGAAACATAGATGATGTCCACACTGCCCCCGGAAACCGCCGGGTAGACATAGAACGTCTTCGGATCGTGCGCCGTGTAGGTGTAGTGCTTGACCGCCGTTCCGGTCTTGGTGTGCCAGTCGGGGATCTGCGCATCCAGAATCTCCCGCGACACCACACGAATGGCGTTGCCGTTGCTGTTCCGGGGGACATCAACCAGCGAAATGCCCGCTGCGGGCAAGACTTGCTTGCTTCCTGCCGCCAAAGTAAACGACTCATTCTTGACAAACGCATTGGGCTTGAACGCTGCAATTTCACGTTGCCCATCGTTCAACCAGTCCACCAGTTCAGCTTGCGGCCACCGGATGTTGGTTGGGTCTTGGAGCAGCGTCGAAGCGCGATTCAGCAGGTTAGTGACCGTGTAGGTGGCCATGTCGGCTCCGAAAAGAAACAACAAAACCTGAATGGGCAGCTAACGCGCTTATAACACGCAAGCACACACCACGCAAGTGTTAGTCAGTAGACGTGCTCTTTGGAGGTCGGCCACGCGCTCGACGTGGCGTTTCCGTAGCGTCCGCAGCGCCCATCAGCTCCTGCCCGCGTTGGGTCAGGTTGAAACTGCCATTGCCCAGCGTAGCCAATACGACGTTGGCATTGTCAATCCGAGCAATCACGTCCCCCGCCACCGAATAGCAATGCGGAAACCGGGCTTTCAGCGCCTCGTAGGTAAACATCGTTACTCCCAAGAAAAACGGGGGCGGCTGCCCCCGTCAAAGGATTAACCCGGAGGGTTCTCCAGTGCGGTCACGCGAGCTTCCAGCGCTGCGAATTGATCCGCAAGGTATTCCGCCAACACGGCGGGGACGCCCAGTTCCACTAGCTTTGCAGCAGTCATGATGTTTCTCCTTGAATGAAGAGGGGGAGGGGGTTACCCTCCCCCGGACCATTACTTGACCACTGCCAGCGCCGCAGCCTTGGGCTGCACCGCCTTGTACCCGAAGACCTGGAGGCAGCGAATGAAGTCGCCGAAGTCCTTCGGGTTACGCACCGTTTCCATCTTGGTGAGCTGCGTGGCATAAGCCAGCCAGCTCTTGTGGCCCGCAACGATCACCCGGCGCTTGTCGTCACCCGTCGAAGTGATGCTGGTTTCCGAACCGTCGCCCGACTTCCACGGCGTATTCGTTCCGGCCACCGCGCGCGGCAGGTTGTTGCTGACGTAGACCGTGAAGCGGTCGATGCCACCAATCCTCCCGTTGCGCAGAATCGACTGGCTGTCACCCATGAACTGGGCTTGGGCCAGGTTCGACGACAACAGGATCTGGCGCGTCACCGGGTCGATCAGCAGGAAGCGCTCGGTGTCGGGGATGTTTTGCTCGTCCAGCACCGAAGACAGCGCAGTGATCGTGGTCAGCACATTCGACGCATCCAGCGCAATCGGCGCGTCATCCGTACCGAGGTTGTACGAACCCGACTTGACGCCGGCACCCGAACCCTTGTTGGCCGAGTCGACGTTGCCCGAACCCAGAGCGCCGTTGTACAGCACCGTGGAGTCCGTCCGAATCTTGAGCTGCATGGCCGCGTCGTTCGAGAACGTGTCCATCAGATTCGGCTGCGACTGGTGCGCCAGCACGTCGTTGACCTGGAAGGCGAAGTAGAAGCCCTTGTCGATGGCCATCTCGATGGTGGCCGGGGTCGGCACTTCATACGTCAGGTCGGAACCGATCTCGTAGGTGTTGATCGTGAGCGTCGGGATCGTGTTGATGATCACCTTATCGCCCATGTTCTTGATCTCACCGCCGTAGTCGGTGTTGGTCACCTCGCCCAGTACGGTCGCCGTATAGAACTTCCGCAGCAGCTTGGCCGACCACAGGGTCGGGATAAAAGTACCCGAGTAATTCTTACCGTTAAAATCACCGGCTTGGCCGATGAGGGCTTCACTAGCAGAGATAGAGGCCATGATGTGTCCTTAAACAGAGTTGACGATCAGAAATGCACGGCCCCAGATAAATCGATTCCCTAGAACTGCACGCGGCCTTCGGCCACCGCCAGATCAAGTTCCGCTTCCAGCTTGGTCACTTCGTCGGAACTCATGTGCCGGGTAAAGCGAGGGTCCATCGCCCGCTCAAACTCGGCCTTGGTCCAAGTCCGCTTGCCACTTTCTGGTGCTGCCGGTTTCGACTTACCGGGGGAGACTTGACGTTCCAACTCTGATTTCCGACCCGGATTGACCGGGGCCGCTGGTGCCGCCATCTGCTTGAACGTGGTGAAAATCGCCGCCACTCGCGCCAAATCCAGGCGATTCGCCGCGTCATCCAGATAGGCCTGACGAGTAATCCCCGTCATCTGGTCGGTCTGTCCCAGCCATTGCAGGAAGCGTTGATCCGCGTTGATCTGTTCCCACTCGGGTACCTGACGAGTCAGGGCTTCGTAGAATCGATCTTGCGCGGTCGAGCTAACCTTCTGGTCGACAGCACCTAACCGGGCTTCCAGTTGCTTGATGTAGTCGGCTTGCTGGGTGATCACGCCCTTGAACTCGGCCCGTGCTTCGGCCAACGTCTTCTTGGCGATCCGCTCCTGCAAGTCGATCAAATCGGAACCAAAAGTCTCAACGTCTTTGTCAGTAACCAAAGGCTCCGCTGGCTTCGGGCTTTCCGGCTTGGCTCGCATCGCGGCGATCTCGGTGGTCAGCGCACTGACCTGATTGCGCAATTCGTGGAGCTGCTGGGCCTGGGTCTGGTTGATTCCGTACATCGAGGTCGCTCGCGACCTCCAGTAATCGGCGTCTTCTTCCTTACCCGGCTTAGCCTTGAGCGGCGGTACGTCTTCGGTCTTCTGCGCTTCTGGCGTTGGCTCTGCTTGCGCTACCGATTCCGGCGTGTCGTCAACTTGGGGCTGCTCCTTGGTCCCACTGGACTCGTCAGAACTGGCCTGTTGCGTCAACGCTTTTTCGATGGCCTCGGCTTCTTCCAATTGCCGTTGAAGTGCTTGGGGCAAATTACTCAAGTTGATCTCTCCTAGCTTCCGCGTTAGCGGGATGCGTGGTCCTAGTTACGAAACTTGTCGCGTAGCCGTTCGGCATCCGCGATTAAAGCTAACAACTCCGACAACTGCTGCACCCGCCCTTGTTGCCGGTAAATGACCGGCATTTCCGAGGAGCGCAGGATGTTGTCCAGTTCCTCAACGCGCTTGTCCCGCAGATAAGCTAACAACGGCTCAAATCCGGGTTCACGCAGCCGCAGCAGCGACTGCACCAAGCGTTCGTCGACTTTCATGAGGCGACGTATAAACTAACAAAACCGAAAAGTCAACTACTCAAGATTGTCCAGCAAGTACAACTTCTGGTGGTAGAAGGCACAAATCTCGTCGATGACGTTCTGCAACGGGCGGTAGTCGCACACTTCGTCCCGGTTGGCGTCGATCCAATCCACCTGGCTGCGCAGCACTTCGTTGATGCCCCCGGTAAACTCGTTCTCGAGCAGGGGGATGTCGAGCAGCACCTGATACTTGCCTTGGTAGGTCTCGGCAAAGGTGTCGGCCAAGCCGAGCACCCCGTCGTAGAACTCGCCCAGCGCCTTGTGCTTGGCGAAGGAACCCCGGCCACTTACCCGCAGATGCTCGGCGTGGGCCATGTCCCGGCCCAGAAACAGCATGGCGACCAGTTCCGCCGCTTTGGCGTCGTTGTTCATTGCGCCCGATCCTGAAAGTTGTTTACCGCCTGCCCACCGCCCATCAGCGGCTGACCAGCTCCCACCCGCACCCGTTTACCCATCGGCGGGGCCGCTTGGGACTGCATCATCGCGGCCTGGATGGCCTGCTGGGCGGCTTCCTTGGCCTTGAGCACCGGGATGGGAGGGATAATGCGATCCACGTCCATCTCCAAGCCGTCCGCGCCTTCGCGCAGCAGCTCAGCCACTCCCACGTCGCCGATGATGCCGTGGACGATCGGGTTGGCCAGCGCCACTTGCAACAGCTCGTTCCGGCGCACCTGGACCTGTTCCTTGACCATGAGAGCGTTGGCCCCCCGGGCCATGATGTTCACGTCGCCCTTGAGGTCGGGGTCTTCGGCGTAGCGCATGTTGTGCTGGTACAGTCGCTCGATCAGCGGCTGAAGGACGTTCACGTCGATGTAGGCGATGACCTGTTTCATCGCCTTTCCGGCGTTGTTGATCATCATCGACGCCCCGGACGCGGTGGACAGCGCTCCACCGGCCCCGCGTGATTCACCCACCATGTAGCGCGGGATGCCCGAATAGCTATCAGCCAGGATCTCGAACCGCTCGTAGACTTGCATCAGCTCGCCCGCGAGCGACGGGGGAACGAAGAAATCGATGGGCGGGGCCGTGGACCCGAACGGATCGGCCACCACTTGGTGGATCTTCCACGGGAACAACTGGGTGATGTCTTCCCCGGGCGGCACCCGGTCGACGTTGATCACGACCTGCGGTCCCGAAGCAATCCCCATGTTGTTGGCCAGCGCCCGCGCCGCCGCGTTGCACATGGTCTGGGCGGGCCGTACGAGGTCCATGACCGAGTTTCCCCACCACACCCCGGGGACTTCCTCGTACGAAGCCTTGTAGTACGGCTTGCGCTCCAGCGGGTCGGGGTTCAACACCGCTTTGATCACCCAGTTGCCGATCAACCACGCTTCGACGTTGTACTCGGCGATCTCGTCGGTGACCTCTTCCAGTCCCCACTCCTTGAGCATCTTGCCCTGCACCGACCCCCAGAACTGCAACGCCTCGATGGTGTCAGGGTTGTTCAGTACGTGGATGGTCGACTTACCCTCGGCGATGGTCTTGGCGGTATCGATCCAGATCCAGTCGTGCAGCCCGCCCTTGCCGTACTCGTCGAGCACCGCGTCGATGGCCGAGTCCTTGTACCCCGGCACCCCCTTGAGGGCGTTGAGATCGCTGCGGGAGAGTTTGTGCCGCTCGATCAGGTAGCCGTCGTCCACCGACGACGCGCTTGGCGCGGGGTAGACCATGAACGGATCGACCCGCTCCCACTCCAGCCGCAAGGCTTCGGTGGTCACCAGCTCCCCGGTCGGGGCGTACACCAGCTTGGTCCGCTTGCGGATCACCGGACCCTTGAGGATCGCGGTGGGGAACACCGTCAGGTCATCGATGAACTCGGACAACGCCTTCTGGAACCCGCCCTCTACAAGCTGGTCTTCCATCTTGAGTTCCATCCGCTCGGCCGCATCGCGTGCCGCCTCGAGCGCTTCCTGCACCACCCGGTCCCGGGCGTTCTTGACGATGTCCTGCACCAGCTCGGGGCCAGCGGGCTGGCCTTGCAGCTCGAACTGCATCACTTCTTCGGTGGCCCGTTGCCGCACTTGCTGCTGCACCGTGTCGGCCATTTCCGGCACCGGGGTGGGGTCGATGGTCCACGGCTTTTCCCGGCGCGTGCCCAACAGCACGTCGCGCATCCAGCTCGCCGCCGCCCGGGCCTTGACGCTGGACAGGTTCATGTAGATAGTCGACCCTCCGACTTTCTTGATCTCGTCGATGACCTCCGGGTCGTACTCGCCGCGCTTTTGCCGCAGGCACTGGAGCATCCGCTCCTCGACCGTGGTCTGGCGGGCCATGCGGGCGTTGGTCCAGCACTTTCGGATGTGCCCGGACAATCCCTGTACCAGCGGCGTGTTGTTGGCCAGTTCGGCCTTTCTGCGTTCGTCTTCCAGTTGCGCCGACAGCGGCACCAGCGGCAGCACGCCCCCTACGGAAACCAGACCTTGACCATCCATAGCCAACCCCGAGCTGTCTTCTCGCCCGGTGTTTAGCACGACAAGCTAACAAAGTCAAACCGTACGGTAAAAAAAGACCCGCTGGGGAAGCGGGTCAGGGGGAGGCAACACACAGGAGGTGGCGATAGACTAACACAAGTTGGTGGCCGGAACAACCCATTTCGTCTTGCCGCAGTCGTAGATCCGATACCACCCATTCCGCATACACAAAAGATGCTCGGACAGCGCCGAGTCATACGAGTCTCCCAGCTTCTGCTTCAACCGATCCTTCCGAAAACCCGACTTGTGGTGTCTTTTTTGACCGATAACGTAGCTATAGTCGGGTCGAGTCTTTCCGGCCAAAGCAAACCCGAGTTTTTCGTACATGGAGCCAAGGTAAAGGCGATTGTCCGAATAGGACACAACCCGCTCATTGGGAAAATCCTTGCGAAACGCAGCAAATAAGCGGGACGCCGCCCCAACACAGACGCCGTTGGACGCGAACCGAATCAGCTCTTTCCCCGAGGCAGCCCCTCGCTCGCTCACTGGCTTGCTAAACACCATAGCCGAGACGATCTGGTCGCCGTCCAGCAGATAGTATGCCGTACCACTTGCGGCGCAGCCCTGCATGTGGGTTTTTTCCAAAAAGTCCGACACGTCGGCAGCCGTTCCAACACAGAGCTTCATTTTTCTAGCAAAAGTTCTACTCCCTTTTCCAACCAGACAACGCAGCATGTTCTTCACAGCGTGTTGGCGATACACCCACTCGTCTTCAAAAATGTGAATCAGGCGAACCCCTTGCTCGGAGCAGCGCTGACTTTTACGCAAGTGGTCCGAGGGTAGCTTGAACTTAGTGCTGTGGTAGTACAGTCCGTCAAACTCTATGGCCACTCCGAAATCCGGCAGTACGATGTCAACCTCTTGTGGCCCAATCAAGGATCGGTCGCGTCGAGTCGTGCGAACGCCAAATTCCGTCAAAAACGCTACTATCTCGTCCTCTCCGCTTGACCGCTGGTTTGCGCAGCGTGGGCACCGTACCCCGTTATACACCACGTCGCTCATACGAGATACAGTATAAGCTCCGTGTTTTTTGCAATTGATGGTAACTGGGGATTCGCTGGTTGCAATCGAGTCGCTAATCACGTCAAGACCGAGGCTTCCGGCGACAGACAACCAGTCCTTTCGCTTTTTCTCACCGTTGTCGCGCTTCTTTTCTTCGATGCAACGCGGACAGGCGATAACACCGCGAGCGTGATGGTGCGGAGCCTGTTCAAAGACAACATCGTGTCGCTTGCAACGGACGCTAACCTTTGTGTTTGCACCTCGGTAGTCTGTCTGCGAATAGTCAAACGCTTCGCCGTGGGTCGCAGCACACCGCAACAAAAAAGCCTCCAGGGTGGAAGGAGATTTTCCTGAACATAGCGCACACTTCGACCCTTTCAGGTGGCTGTGCATGTCTTGCACAAACTCTCCGTGCGTGGGGCAAACAATGACCCCTTTGGTATGGCGATTGACATACACAAATCGTGAATAGTCGTACTTCTCCCCGTGCTTCAGGCGGGCCTTCGCCTCCCACTCCCTGTCTTGGAGAGCCGCTCGCTTTTTCTGGGAAGCCGTATTCATGGAAGACTCACCTTGTTAGCATCGACAAGCGTGAGTGTACCACATAAAACGCAAGGGTTAGACAAATCTTACTGGGGACGGCTTTACCTCTCTGCGGGAGGAACCGACCGTGGTGCCAAGGAACCCGGAATCCGCGTGTAGGCAGGCGTACTGCAAGCTGTCGGCGATGTCAGAAAAAGGATGGCTTTTCTCCGGTTTGTCGTCGGTTTCGCCCTTGGTGTTGATCTTGTACCGATACTTGCCCGCCAGCGCGGTGATCAGCGGCTTGGCCCCATCGGGGTTCAACAGCAGTCCTGGCTTGCCGTCGACCATGCGGGTCAGGTAGTTGTCCACAGCGGCGATCCGCGCCGTGATCGAGTTGGTCTTGGCCGGTTTAACCGAGAACCCTTCCTGCTTGAACATGTCGGCCACGCAGCGTTCGTCGGTCTGGGCACGCTGGTAAGCAGCGGGGTCGATGACGACCTGGGTCCGGTAGTTGGCAAACTTGTTCACCAGCAGGGGCTTCAGCTTCTCGCGGATGAACCGCAACGCGCCCATTGACTCGCTGGTCAGAGCATCGTGGACGATCAACCGCCCGTCATACGCAACCTGACAGACCGTCGCAGCGGGGGACAGACCCGCATCCACCCCGATGATCACCGCCGCGCCTGGCAGCGGTTTGGTGGCTTCCTTGGCCACATGGACGGCGCGGTCGAACGACCGGAACACCGGCTGCCCGGAGAGGCTGCGACCGAACTTGCCATCCACGTACACCGCGATCCAGTCGTCCGACTTGCCTTCGCACAGGTTCTCGTAATACCCGTCGGGCAGGAACTCGACCCAGTCGGCTTCGGGGGAGCGGCCACTGGGCTGAATCGTGACGTGGGTGTTGGCCGGTGGGGCCGACAGCAAGCCTTCCCACCACGAGTCGTAATCCGGCGGGTTGGTCGCGCCCCAGACCTTCTTGATGTCCTTGCCGAAGTCGTCACATGGCCCGACCCCGTTCATCGACTTGTCGGGATACCGGCCCAAGCGCCCGGTCAGCGCGTTGTAGATGTCGGGGTGGATCTCTCGAAACTCGTCCATGACGCCGAAGGTCAGTTGCAGTGACAGCAGCCGCCGCACGTCGTTGGAGTCGTCCAGTCCACGGAACAACACCTCGGCTTCCACGTCGTCGGCCCGCAGCACGAACTTCGACTCGGTCTTGTGCATTGCACCCAGCGGACCCAGCCACTTCATGAAGTCGGGAATGGTGGTATCCCAGAGGATCTGGCGCGTATTCCTTATGACGGCGGTGCGGGAACGTCGAATGCCATCCCGGCAGGGAGCGATGCGCTTGGCTTCGTACAGGATCTTCATGATCGCCGCTGTCGTCTTCGTGGAGTTGTGATGTATTGCTCCGTCAACAGTTAGGTAGTTGTGAGTGCCGTCAACTTGAAGATCCCAATAGACACTACTTGATACACGCCGTGTGATAGCTAGAATGGGCCTGTCAGATGTACTCACACTATCGGAGGTGTTAGATGGGTAGAACAAATCACGAGCTTGTCGAGCAAGTTCGGAGGCTTGCCACAGGAGACGTCTCGTCAGTCGAGATAGCCAAGGTGCTTGGGAAGAACCCACGCCACATTCGCAAGATCCTTCTGAGACACGACCTCCCTCGTTTGCGAGAAGGCGGTCGCCGTGGAGAACACAACCATCAGTATTTTGAAGGTAGGCGGATAACTCTAAGCGGGTACGTGTGGATAACTCCTCCAGAGGGGCACCCGACACAGAAGCAAAGGAAAGGTCGAATAGCTGGGTACATGAGCGAGCATCGATACGTGATGGAGAACAAACTAGGACGCCTTCTCTCAAGCACAGAGAGAGTAGACCATGTAGACGGTCTAACACTCCATAACCACCCCGACAACCTTCGCGTGTTCCAGTCGAACGGGGAGCATCTGAGGGAGACTTTGACTGGCAGAGTCCCCGTGTGGTCAGAAGCGGGTCACGCGAACATGTTTTTACGACATCGCCAACCTGAAGCTCTTGAACCCGTCGATATGTACCGTCAGCGCAAAGAAGCTGGTGAGATCCGGCTGCGTCAAATTCTCCTTCTGGCGTTACAACTCGGTACAGATAGTCCGTACCTTTTGGGAACGAAATGCTGGACTGAGAAAGCTGGAATCGACATGTCTTGTCGTTCCACGATAGAACGCGCATTGGCCGATCTATATCGGCGATGGGGATGGGTCCATGCTCTGTGACCACCAGAGCGTCCCCAGATAGGCAACCCACCGGGCCGACAATGAAGTTCGAGAACTTGTCCGCCGTCAGGAACGGCGTGACGCTGGGCGACGGGTTGTAGACGAGGTGATCACTCATCTTCCCAGTCCTCGGGTAGCTCCAGGGCTTGGTTGCGCGACACGGCTGGCAGCAGGGTCGGTTCGGTCGAGGCTTCGATCACGCGACCCGGCTGTTCTCCCACTTGAGGGATGTTGATGGTGATGGAGAAGCCGTTGCCCGCAGCGACCTGCGGCGCGTTCTGCTTGGGTTCCAGGTCACCCAGCTTGGCCAGCGTCTTAAGGGCGTCGATCTTCAACGCCAGGCCGACTTCCGGGTCTTTGGCTCGCAGCCACACCTCGGCCATCACGTCTTCAGCGGCATGCGCCGCCCGCATCCGAAAAGTAACGCCTTCCTTCTTGAGTTCCGCCGCCATGCGCGAGACGCGGACTTCAAACCCACGGTCGTTGCGCAGCAGCGCCGTCTGCTCCGGGGTGTAGTGATACCGGGCGCAGATATCTTCCAGCGAGTCGATCCCCACCGCCGCTTCGGCAATGAGTTGCGCTGGTACGTCAAGAATGGGGTGGAGGGCGAATTCGTCAGGCATGGACGCTGACCGCAAGGTCGGTGCGGGGAGATGGTGGTGTTAATACTACGGGTTAGTTAGGGTGTCAAGGGTACGCAGATTGTGCGTACCCCGTTGAGTTAGGTGGACGTACCGAAACAAGTTTACGTGACGGCGTTGGATGGGTGTTAGGTGTTTAACAGCTGTAAAAATTTGGTCTTGGGGTGTGAGCGGCACGTGAGGGTGGGGTACGGGTCGCGACCCGTTTCCGGGGGTGGGGTAGGGGGTACCCTGGGTCGCGTGTTAGCACGTCGCGCCTGCAGGTTAATGGCGCACCATAGGTGGAAGTACCGCGCTGCGCTCAGGCAAGGCGTGGGAACCCAAAACCGCACGGCACGGTTGATATGTCGGGCGCCCGGCGCTAGGGTTAAAACCCCTAGAACAATGGGTCGCAGCATGGTGCGGGGGAGTTGGCCCCATGTACCGCGCAGAGTACCGCGCGAACATCCTAACGCATGATGCTGCGGGGCGACTAAAAGGTATTCGCAAGAGTACCTTTTAGTCACCTGCATGGAGGGCGACATGATCGCATACGGTTTCACCAATCGCGACGGTAGCGGTCGGGTTAACCCGCATCGCAGGAAGCGCGACCCCGCACAGAATCACGCCATCGCAGGATCGATCCCCAAGGATCGGACGTGGCGCAAGGAACCTTTGTATGACGATCAGTTTACGCTGATCGCCGAGTCTTTCGGGCTAACGCCCGAAGAAATGGTGCGGAAACTCCGCATTGAGCGCGGCCTACGCCAGCTGGCTGCTAAATTCAATCGTTGACTGGCAATCGTTTACTGGAGTCTAACTATGATCACTTCGCAAAAGTTTAGCGCAAACCTTCGCGCGTTCGGCAAGCTCGACGAAGCCGCTCGTGCTTTGCTGGCGGAAACCGTCGCTTACGTTATCTATCAGCACCACGCCCACGGCAACAAAGACCCGTGGCTAAAGCTCAAGGACGCCCAGCTTCCCGGCTGGATTAGGGACGCCATTGGTCGGATTCCGCTCGGCAAACGCGACAAGAGCATGACAGAAAGGATCGCCGAATCGCGGGGTGATACGTTCGCCGCTTTGGCGTTCACTTCGCAAGCAGAAAAGCGGGCGATTGCCAAAGCGCAGCGTGAAGCGCGAGCGGAACGCAAGGCAGCGGCACCGGCGGCGGTTGAACCAGCATCGGTAGAAGCTGCTAACTCGCCCATAGAATCGGAAGCGGAATCTGTCGAAGTGTCGAACGCTCTTATCGTCGACGGCAGCGTCATCGATCTGACGCCCAGCGAAGCGGAAGCTATGATGATCTACCTTGACCAGATTCGGATGCCGAAGCTGGCGATCGCCGCGTAAACTACAGGTCGCTGTGCCCCGTCCCCGTGTTACCGGGGACGGGTTTAATCGCGTTTTGAGGCATCGCCCTGCCGTCAAGGTAGGGTGGTAGCTTGACACCATGTAGCGGCGCTCCTGCGCCCGAATAGGTGCCTTGCTGCGTGTATCTGCATCGCATCCTGCGTGTGTCTGATGTACTGGCACCGGCGTGCCGGCAGGTTAGCTAACAAGTGTTTACAAAGTTTACGCGCCTCGCGTAAACACCAACGTGCCGGCAGGTTTGTAAACTGCTGTTAGCAATTATCAAATTATCCAGGCGGGTTAAGAACTGGCTGGATGGCATAAGTGTTTGTTTTTCCAGGGTCGGTGTAAACATTGTGTACCCTATTATATATTTATTTACCATCATCATAATTATATATACGGTCAGGTTCTGACGAACCTGCCCTAGTGTTTACAGAGTTTACAAAACCCAACCCGCGTAAACACTCTTGTAAACACCTGCCGGCACGCTGGAACATTCGTTTATATACCTAATTATCCATGGATAATTGGATAATTGTCTTTTTAGTTTACAAATAACCGCCTAGCGCACAACCTGTGCGCCTGATGGACGTTTGTTAGCTACTTTTGCCCCCTTGAAAAAAGCTGTTTACACGACTGCCAGCCCCCCCCTCCTGCCTTTTTGCTAACAGTTCTGTAAACACGTTTCTTCAAACCTGCTAACACACGCACTCCCTGCCGTAAACACTTTGTTTACAACCCTGTAAACACCAACTCGCAAACCGGCTAACGTAACTGTTGACATCCTAACACCCAAGGTGCTAACGTGACATCATGGCTAACAACCCTCGCCCCCTGACGTTGCACTTCAACCCGGCTGACTTCCGTCGGCTGACTTTCAAAGCTGCTAACAACGACTGCCCGCCCGAGGTCTGGATCAAGCGCACGCTCAATCACTACATCAACACTGGCAGTCTACCCGGCCCCGAGTCGTTCAATCGACTGTATCCAACAACCAAGAACCACCCCCCGCATCACCCGTCCCTAACCTCCGTCTTTGCCAGCGTCCATCTAACCTGGCTGGATCACCTGATCCAAACCTTACCCCCGGTCTACCTGACACGAGGCATCAGCCGTCGTCGTCTGGTGGAGACACTGACTCTTTGTTCACTGGAGTAACCCATGCCCGACCGCACCCCGCTGGAAGCCTTCAACGACTTCCTTGAACACAAGTATGCCTGGCCTGGGGGATACCCCATGCACGCCGTGATGTACGACGGCGAGGCACTGTGCCACAAGTGTTGCGTTGAAAACGCCGACCTGATTCGTTCGCATACCACCGACAACGACCGGGACGACTGGACCTGCATTGGTGTGGACATCAACTGGGAAGACCCGGACCTGTACTGCGCCCACTGCAACGAGCGCATTGAGTCGGCGTATGCCGACGAACTGGACAACCTGGAGGACCAACCATGATCAAACGCATCATCGTCGAGCCTACCGGCTCGGACTACCTGCCCCCTGAAGTCTACTGGTTCATCCTGAACGAGCTGGACAACGCCCGCCTTGCAACCTCCGTGTACACGGAGGAAACGCTGGACCAAAGGCAAGTAGATGATGCTGACCACTACTGGGTCGACTGACATGACACCCGAACTCGGCGACCGCATGGTCGCAATCGCAACGGTCATCATCGCCGTGCTCTGGGCCTGCGGTCTGTTCGACCCCCCGGCACCTGACAACCTAACCGCCGCTCTGGTGGCGGTACATCAGGGAGACTTGCCATGATCCTGGTTAGCAAGACCTACGAAATCGTCACCCCCGAATCCGCCGAAGAAGGCGACGTTGCCGAGAGTGGGTTCGAGTTTGAAGACGAGCCGCTAACGTTCCGTGAACTGGTGGGAACCTTGCGCTACTACCACGAAGCAAGCGAATGGCCGCTGACCAACCCCTCGCGCTACACCTGGGTCACGTCCTACGGGGAACAAAACTGGCGGGACGGCAGCTACCGCAACGAAAGCCTGCACTTCTCTCACCGCAACCCTGCCCGTCTGGAAAAGTATTGGGTCAAGGCGTTGCGTTACGCCATGCAAAGGACACAACCATGATCTGGACTTCATCCTGCGGTCGCATCGAACTCCACCTGACCAAAGACCAAGCGCGTACCGGATCGCATCCTGGCCCCTGTGATGACGACATCGCTTACCTGCGGACACTGCCCAAGATCAAGCGTCAGCTTGCCCAGGTTGACCCCGACATCCTGCGCTGCGAACTCAAGGACTACGGCGCATGGGATGCCGACGAACTGGCAGATCACGACGCCAACCTTGACCGTGTGCTGTGGATCGCTTGCTGTGACATTCGAGAGGAGTTAGTGCAATGACTGACATCGGCAACAACGACGACTACATCGATGTACGCGACATCATCGATCGGATTGAAGAACTTGAAGGCGAGATTGAAGCTTACGCCGAAAAGATGAGCGACTGGCAAGCCAATGCCGACAACCAAGAAGAACTTGAAACACTCGCCGCCCTCATGCACGAACTCAAGGGTTACGGCGGCGAAGTGCAATGGCGCGGTGACTGGTACCCCTTGACTCTCATCCGCCAATCGTACTGGGTTAAGTATGTGCAGGAATTTCTTTGGGAGATCGGTGACTTGCCCAAGGACATCCCGCCTTATTTGGAGATTGATTGGGAAGAGACAGCCAACAACATCCGCATGGATTACATGGACGTGGACTTTGACGGCGTGACGTACATCACCCGCTGCTAACCGGAGAGCAACCATGATCGAGACATGGGGAAACTTGAACGTACTTTGCGCTGTTGATGAGACTCCTGATGCTGACTTTACCTATGACAACCTGCTTGCCGATGAGCGGAGGCGATACCACGCCCTTGTTTGCGCTTTAGTGGATGGTGACTGCCTGCCGTTAGTTTCGTTTGTAAGTAACGACGCGCCGCGCCTGTTTGCCGTAGTGAAACAACAATGGGAGGGGATGCGGACGCCTGTGTTGTACCGAGATGCTTGGTCATTGATGGATTGCGCCGAGCTGCAAGAATTTGTCGTCTCGATCTCGAAAGAGTAACACCATGACCAAACCCACCTTCTACATCGAAGTGACGGACACCTACGGTGGCGAGGCTAACTACTGCTGGGTCAACCGCTACAAGGTCACGGCCAGCACTCAGCGTGGGGCCGTTGGCAAAGTCTCTCGCCACATGGGGCTGCACTTCCGCCTCGACTACGACACGGGAGACCTGGCCCGGTACAACGCCCGCAAGGCTGCCATCTGCGCATTTGTTAGCTGGGACCCCACCGCCCACGAGACTTACTACGAGGAGTTGTGATGGCTACTTACAACGGACACAAGAACTGGAATTACTGGAACGTTAGCTTGTGGATCAATAACGATGAGGGGTTGTACAACGCAGCCCGTGACCATGTGCGTAACTGCTCGAGCGGTAAGCGTCAAGCCGCCAAGAACTTCCTCGCCGAACTGCATGAACTGGGCATAACCAAAACCCCAGACGGTGCGCGGTACAGCATCGCGTCCATCGCCGCAGCCATGATG